TATCCCCACCCCATCTCGAACGCAGTGCCAGTGTCCTTGTCATCAATCGACGCAACGATCATGAACGACTGCTCCATGCCCTCAATGTTCCCGTCAAAAATGTCCGAGAAGAACTTGGGAGTTTTTGCGCCTTCCGAAGTGTCGACGATGACTGGCCCGAGTTCCCTCGGGTCGGCAACCCTCAGCCCTGCTTCAACGAGGTAGCTTTTCGCAAGGTCCATCCGAGCCTTTTGGACATCATTGAAAAATGGTCCCGCGAGATAAACATCATACTTAAACATTGTTGATCACCTTTTTCCAGAATTCTTTGTGAGGACGACGCTCGGCATAAACCGCAGCCGCCGCAACATGCTCGGGCTTCATCTTTTCCCCGTCAATCCTCGCCAAAATTGGGCAAGGCGGCGAAGGGTCGTGCCCCGCTTTCCGCAGGTCGTTATCCCGCACAAAACGGCACTTGCCGTCATCGCAAGGCAACATAACTTTGTCCTTGCCGAGAACAACAAGAAGTTTGGACACGATCGGTTCCCAAAGATCCGTCTGAGCAATCCAGCATGAACGTTTCCGCACGAGGTCTTCGGCGAAGTCGATCGGCATCATGATGTGGACCATCATGGTTTCGGCCATTGTCGCCGTCATTTGGTCGGGCGTGAAGAAATCCTTCAGCCTGTCCTTCACCATGAGTGCACGGTGGCGGATAAGCTGTGCGCGCAAATTCAAATTGATCGGGGCTTCGATGTAGATGAAATCACCGACCTGTTTGCTGTGCGCCAAGAAAAGTTTTGGGAGAGGGTTCAGCTCGCCAGCTTTGTACCACTTTTCATTCGCCGCAAGCTCTGCCCAATCGTGAACAATGAAGTCCTTATGCCAGACAGCCCTGAGCAATTCGCTTGCGACCTCGTTGAACAGGGCGAGCTTTTCACTTCTCAAAGCGATGATGAACTTGACAAAGTCCCTGAAGTTCATCGCGAATGAGAACGTTGTCATATAGGCCAACGGGAGGTGGCGGCGGAAGTCATCTTGGTGAGAGACTTTCCCTTCCATTTCCTCCATCATCCGGTCGAAGGAGCGTTGGCATTCGTCCACGCCTTTGCTGTCGAGCCCATGCCAGATTTCCCACACCTTCAGGTCGTCGACCCGCGAAGACCTCGCCCAGACGTTGTGGTTCCGGAACGAACAGATGACTTCACGGATCAGGATCGGAGCCTTGATCATGAAGTGCATCGGCAAGAACTCATTCACTGGAACGTCCATTGAGATGACTTTTTGCATGTCCACGTCGAGGTCGGCAGGACGCGAGGTCTCCCATGCGCGTTGGATTGATTCCATTGAGCCGTGGTTGATAAGCTCGGCCTTCACCCATTGAACCTTAATCATTGGTCAACTCCTGCATCCGGATGAACATCATGTCTTCCTCGGTCGGGACGAACGTGTTGAGGATTTCTTGGTTCATCGCTTTCAAAGTAATCAATTCTGCATGCAGTTCTTTTTCCAACTTTTCATGCAACGAAGGCGAATCAACATATTTTAGATAAAAATACGATTGAGAGATTTCTTGAAGGTAGCGTTGCGTTTCCACGCAAACTCGTAAGAACGAACGATTTCTGAGCAGCACGACTTCCGTCCAGTTTTTGTAGACCACGGAAGCCATATCCAAAATCCTCAGCACTGCGCCCTCGTTTCCGAGCTTCGCCGTAACCCAACTTTCCACAAAATCTGCATCGAGCCACTTTTCCAATCGCGAGATCGTGCCGTATTCAACTTCCTTGAACGCAGAGCGAATGTCGTCGGAAAAATATTTCGTCGTCCGTGGAATGTCCCCAAGGATTGCTTCGTCGAGGTCGTGCATTGCGATCTTGGTGAACAGAGTTCCGAGATCCAACTCGATCCCAGCTTTTTTCAACCGCCCTGCCAACAAACTGCCATAAACCGTGCAGAACCCAATATGCTCAAGCACGCTTTCCGGCTTCAGGAGATGGTCGCGTGAATATCGGCTCACGCTCGAAAGCTGAAACAGAATGGTGAACTCTTTTTTCAACTGGTTCATTGACGTGTCTCCCTTGGCTCGTTCAGGATTTCTTGGCAGAGCTCACTCAGCGTTTCGCAAACCAACAGCTTCAGCCCGACATCCATCTCCATAACAGCAGTGCTCATTCCAGCGACGACCCCTGTTGCTTCCGGCGTCTTCAAAAGCCTGACCGAGATGATCTCCAGCGACTTGGCAAGATCCTCAGCAGTCACGCCTTCATCCGCCAATTCATCATAATCGAATTTCATCATGATTTGCGCTTTCCGGCGAGCTTCACCTTTGCTGTTCGACCTGCGTAAAGTCCGAGCGTTTCGAGAGGCACTTCTTCGCCGTTCCGGAGCTTCTCCCGCACAAACGCAAGCAGCGTCTGAGCATGGATGCCTTCCTTCTCATCGACAAAATAACCATCCTGAGCGAGCTTTGCGGCGAGGTCTTTCGCACGGTTGTGCTCAGTTTTGCCGAACTCGACGCTGACTTCCGTTTTGATCATGTCTGCCGCACCGTTCGTCGCCAACCATTCGAGCGCAGTTTTCCGAGCGTCGGACTGCTTCGTCAACGATCCCGCAACAAAGTCATTGACCTCAATCGTGGCACCGCTGGATGTCCGGAACTGAGACAAACCATTTTCGGCCATGAGGTCGGGCAACTCCTGAATTTTCAGGTGGTTCATCCGGCTTTTGAAATCCGAAAGAGTTGCCTCCATGCCTTGAATCATTTCCTCCAGCTCAATCATCTCATCCGCCAAGCGCATCATTCGCTGCATGACCGAAGAGTTGGAGGGAGCCGAAGCTCCCTCCTCCGTGTCGAAAATATTCGACATCTCACATGGCCCCCTCTGAACCATGGGAATTGTCGTCATTTTCGACTTCGCCACGGAGCTCGCCACGCTGAATGGACGATTTGAACTCCTGAGCCTCTTTCACCACTTCCGTCCAATCGTCCGGACCAGCGTATTCCTCGATTGTGGGACCACGCTCGATTTTGTAACCAATCCAGTCCCCCTTCGAGTTGCTTTCCTCGACGCTCGAGATTGCGTATGTCCGGTAATACAACGGAGGCGTGAACATCGTGCCGTCCGACCGCTTCACCTTCTCCGCCGTCGCAATGGAAAGCCAGCTTCGGGACTTTTTCAATTGCGTCGAAGTCATCGGCAAGAACGAACGTCGGTTGTCCGCCGAAAGGTTCAGCCCGAAGAACTGAGCCGTCTCGGCGATGTAGTTTCCGTTCGGCAACACGAACTGTCCGAAATCATTGCGCTCGCATTGATCGAGGATGTCCTTGTTATCGTGGACGTGAACCAAGCCCTTGCCAGACTGCCGAGGTGCCCACTCCAAGTATTGCTTAACAAACAACACCGGAAGGAACATGAGCGGCTGCTCGAATACCTCATTCATGCCAACGTCGCAGATGTCTCCGACTTTCGCACCTTTGATGTATTCAGGCTTCTTGGGTTGGATTTGCGGGGACAATCCCTGCAAGATGGTGAGGCGGGGGACAATGAGGTCTTTCGATGTGACGTTCTCCAGACCGTCTCCAGCGAACTTGTCGAACACACCCCAGTTCTGGGTCAGTGCGCCGCCTGTGACAGTTTCAGCAACTGCCGTGCTTTTCTCTTTCGCCATGTCATATATCCTATCTTGCCGACTTAGGTTGCGGACGATCCGAAACCATTTTTGCGGCTGATTGGAAGCATGCCTCAATTTATTATAAAAAGCACGAATTATTTTCACTTTTCCAAACTATTTTTTCGACGCATTGAAATCATTGCATAAATTTGTTGTCGATTATGAAAAAAAGAGTTTTCTTTTACCAAAAGATCAGGCATAGTCTTTGTATTGGGGCGGGGTGCTCCAGCCAAAAGGAGATGAAGATGTTTTACGTCACGCCAATAGAAGAAGATACGTTCAAAGCGATTGTCGAGCACCACACAGTATACAATGCTGTCTTTTGCTCCTCATCATTTCTGGAGGCGCAAGATTATGCGTTGGGGCTGAAAAAAAGCACGGGGGTGGATTACACTGTCTCTGAATTAATTATCAATATTTGGGCCACTCAAACGATTGAGGAAGTGATGAGAGAAGAATTTAAGATGGGATTAAGGTTCATCGGTTTGGATGGCGAAGTTCATCAGAAACAAGTTTCGGAATAGGAGTTGAAAATGGGGCACAGACATCAGTTCAAGGAATTCGACAAGCGCAACGGTGGGGCATACGATCGTGGTGGAGCCGATGCATATTACGGACGACCATTCTCTCCCCATTATTTCATGGGCGGCACAGGCAAGAGCGAGCGCGTTGAAATTTTGGATGATGGCGAAGAGTTTGACGCATACCGTAAAGGTTTCAAAGAACAAGTCGCTTCCGGCGATTTCAAAGACTGGGGAGACTGACATGACAAGGATCAATTGCGTTCCCCCGAGCGAGCTCCACGACCGCTTTTTGGTCGCGGAGTATCACGAACTCCCGAGGATTTTCGGCCTCGTTCAAAAGGCCATCATCCGTGGCGAGGAAGCGGAGCAATATGCGCGGTTCGACAATTATTGCATGGGCGCAGGGCATGTGAAGTTTTTCTACACGCGATTGAAGTGGTTGGCCGATCGACAGGCGTTCCTCATTGAGGAGATGCTGAAGCGAGGCATGCGTCCGAACTTCCGGAACTTCGAGGAGCTGTTCAAGGGCATCCCCCGAGCATGGTTCGGGGATTGGGTGCCAACAGAGGAGGCGATGACGGTCAATCGCTCACGGCTGATGGAGCGATTTCAAGAAATGTCCGCCAAACCGAAAAGGAAAGTTTTATCAATCTACGATTTGGAAAATGAAGGAGGAAGCAATGGCCAAGAAAAAAAGTAAAATCTCGAAAGCGGAAGAGCTTTTGAAAGCCAGAGAAAGCGATAAGCTCAAGATGATGCGGGAATATGCGCGGCTTCAGAAGCTGCGGAGCACGGTCGGTGGCTCGGAGACCAAGCCGAAGGTGACCTTGCCGAGGTTCAGCTGGGATGAGAAAAACTACGATGAAGGCAAGAGGCTCGACGATCGTGGCGATAACTTGGATGGGAATTGAGTGATGGGCTATCCGCAATTTAATTTGAGAAATTCATCGCCGCCGCCGCCGCCGCCGCCGCCAGAACCGCCTTTTCCAACAGCGGCTGAAATAGCTTTGCTCAGGATACTAGCAGAGCAAAGAGCAGAACACGATGCTCGTTTTTTGTATCAATCCCCGCCAAAACTTATGCGATACAGCAAGTCTGGCGTTCCGTTGGTGAAGGAGAAAGAGTGATGGCTGAAATTTGGTTTTGGATGGCAAAGTTTATTGCGGAACTACTTTGGCTTGTTGGGTTGGTTATCGGTTTGATTGCTGTAACCTTTGTCGTTGCAATATTCTTGTCTGTGGTTAATTGGCTTCTGGGAAAAATAAAAAAATTAAAGGAGAAAGAGTGATGGAAACCGTTGAGACAATTAATCTTGTTGATGAATACAACAAATTGAAAACAGAGAATGAGCGGTTGCGGCATGTGTTGCAATCAATCTACAACAACACTTGTTGTGATAATTGCCAAGAAGCCGCTCTTGTTGCCCTTGCCGCACTGAAGGAAAAAGACAATGATTGAACACAGAAACGAAAAAGGCAAACTACACCGCGTAGATGGACCTGCGGTTGAACGGCCAAACGGCTATCGCGCGTGGTGGCTAAACGGCGAACTGCATCGCGTAGATGGCCCTGCGATTGAGTATGCAGGCGGCACTCGCGCGTGGTACCTAAACGGCAAACTACACCGCGTAGATGGTCCTGCGATTGAATGGGCAGACGGCGGTCGCGAATGGTGGGTAGACGGCAAACCGCACCGCGTTGATGGCCCTGCTGTTGAGTATGCAGACGGCGGTCGCGCGTGGTTTGTAAACGACAAACGGCATCGCGTAGATGGCCCTGCTGTTGTATATGCAGATGGCTCTTGCGAATGGTGGGTAGATGGAGAAAAAAGAGTGATGGAGATTTTTGAAAGGTTGAACTGCGTAATTATTGATGGCAAATCATACGTCAAAACCTCGGATGCAAAGTTGATGTATGACGAGAGCGTGCGGTTGCGGAAAGTTTTACAACAGATAACTGAACTTAGCCCGTTCAAATTCAATACTGGTTACGCATCTCTCCAGTATATCGCTCAAATGTTGGTTGAAATGACAGCGTTGGCCCATGAAGCATTGAAGGAGAAAGAGTGATGGATATCATTGAACGGTTGAGAACCCGCCCATTGTATGAAGGTTGTGGTGAAGAAAGCAATATACCCGATGATGCCGCCGACGAGATCGAGCGGTTGCGAACGGTAGCTGTTAAACGTGGATTGTGGAAAGAAGCACCGTGTTGTGTCTGCGGATATAACGGCCCTAATTATTTCCAACCATCAGTCCATAAATGTGCCGCGATAGAGGAGAATGAGTGATGGATATCGTTGAACGGTTGAGAGATTGGTGTGAAGACCCGCATGACGTAAGCATGGGGGAGTTGGCAGAGTATTCCCATGAAGCCGCCAACAAGATCGAGCGGTTGCGGAAACTTTTAGTTTGGTGGCTTTATTCTTCTAATGTTGATGCCACAATGCAGGGGCCAATTTTTAGAGGAGTTTCGGGATCAAGAAGAGAGGTTTGGAAAGCAACACTTGATGAATTTGAACTAGAGGAAAAGGAAAAGGAGAAAGAGTGATGGATATCATTGAACGGTTAGACGCAGCGATAAAAACGGAAGACTTTTGGGTCGGTGATCAAAGAGAAGATAATATCTTGAAAGATTCCAAAAAGATTATTGAGCAGTTGCGGGAAGTATTAGGAATGTGGTTGCGCTATAGCAAATCTGATTATGATGACCACGCACAGATGATTATTGATTGGTCTGAAGCAGAGGCCGCCACAAAGGCCGCACTTAAGGAGAAAGAGTGATGGATGAAATTTGGTTTTGGATGGCAAGGTTTTTTGCGGAACTATTTTTGTTTGTCGGGTTGGTTATCGGTTTGATTGCTGTGGTCTTTGCTGTCGCGATATTTTTTGCTGTGGTTAATTGGCTTAGGGAAAAAATAAAAAAATTAAAGGGAAAAGAGTGATGGATGACACCGAAAAATTAGCTCAAATGATGATCCGTTGCGGACTGGCGACAGGCCATGGTGACACCATCGACGATTTGATTTTTGAATTGGAAAAGCAAATTAAAAATACTTTGAACGCATTTAGCGATGCGCGGAAAAAGATCGCGCAGTTGCGGGAAGCGTTGGACACTGTTGCACTGAAGGAGGAAGAGTGATGACAGATTGGCAACCGATTGAAACTGCGCCAAAAGACGGAAAGCATTTTCTTGGGGCAAAGAACCTTGGGGTTGGTTATGGATGGAGGCGATATATTTGTTGTTGGTACGATTTCAAAAAAAGTTTTGGGGCGCAGTTTGGTATCGCTGAAGGTGGTATATGGTATCCATTGGATGGAAAAAACACGCCAACTCATTGGATGCCATTGCCAGAGCCGCCAGTATTGATGGAGAAAGAGTGATGGATTACGACAGGAGCATACACAATAACCCTGATGCTCAAGCATGGGCTAAGTTTTTTATTGAGACAACAGATGTTATGGATCGCGCTGCGTTCCGTGATGAAGGCTATATGATTGCGTGGTTCGAAAACGCAATGATGGCTATGCGCGACAGTATGAAGCCGCAAGAAACTGACGACACCATCGCCAAGTACGTGAAGGCCTGCTCTGATCTTTCCCAGCAGCACATTGCCTGTGAGAACCGTGCAGAAAAAGCCGCCGCTAAGTACAAAGAGTTGCGAGAAGCCACAACTGACCTGCTTAACGCGATTGATGGACTATTTCCCACAGACGGCCCTGTCAAGGCTAGGGTTCGTGCTGCGTTGAAGGAGGATGAGTGATGGATATCATTGAACGGTTAGACGCCGCGATAAAAACGGAAGACTTTTGGGTCGGTGATCAAAGAGAAGATAATATCTTGAAAGATTCCAAAAAGATTATCGAGCAGTTGCGGGAAGCATTGCGATTTTACGCAGAGAGGGAAATTTATGCTCCTGCAGTAGACGCAATCATTGAAGAAGATCGTGGCGACAAGGCCCGTGAAGCACTGAAGGAGAAAGAGTGATGGCTAGAAACCCTGATTATGCGACGCCGGAAGAGGCACTCAAAAAACTATGCCCGTTTAAAGCAACATCGGACATTGATGAAGTTAGTGGTCATTGCATCTCGCATGAGTGCATGGCTTGGCATTGGCATGAGTACCAAATTCCAGTCCTCGGCAACGAGGGTCCTGTCGTTTGGAAAAAAGAGGTAAGCATGACCTACGGACGATGCGGGATGGTGCCCATGATGCCTGCTCTCGGGAGGATGCCGGAATGACAGATATCGTTGAACAGATCAGTAAGTTACAGTTGCAACTCAAGATTCTTCAGGACGATGAAATGCAACACACTAAAACCATTCAAAATCTGTCAAAAATGGCGGCGCGGTTCCGCATAGGGCTACAGCGGATATACGAGCTGCACAATAGCGGCGATGAATATAGTGAGCGCGAGATCAACGACAAGACTTATGAAATCGTTGTTTACGCGCTAGTGGGGTATGAGTGATGGATGAAGATATCGTTGACAGGCTGCGCGTTCTGAACTTCATGGGGCCGTGGCATGAAGCCGCCAACAAGATCGAGCGGTTGCGGTTAGATAATCAAAACCTTCGTGGATCATTGCAATTTATCGCGATGGCAAATCCGCTTGATGGGCAGACATGGGAAGAACATTCAAGAGAAATAAAGGACTACGCCATCAAAGAACTTGAATGGAAGGAACCAGAGTGATGGCAACAAAAAAGAAAGGCATCCTCACATCTGCACCGCAGTGGTGGGATCATTTGAAAGACTGGAAGAAAGTATTCTGGAGTGCAGAGCGCAGGGCCGTCAAAAGAGAAATTAAAAAGGAGCTTCGTGATGGAGATCGGTGAGCGGTTGCGCAGAGAAACGGGCGATGCGGGATGGTGCAGTTATGAATGATGACATTAAAGAGGAATATAAAAAACTTCGCAAATCTATTCAGGAGAATTTGATTGCCAAAGGCATTGATCCATATGGCGGGTATGGGGAGGATGAACCTGACGGGTGGCAACCAATAGAAACCTGCGACAACCCATACCAATTTATGGTTCTTTGTCATAAAAATAAAAAATGGATTCGGTTCGGGCGAAAACATCAAGGCATTCCTGATTGGTATTATTCAGGGACGAATGAACGTAGCCAATACGCACAAATCGCTGGGGATGAACCGACACATTGGATGCCAATGATGGAGTTGCCGGAATGACAGGGATTGATGATACAATGTGGTTGTCTCTTTGCAACATCAGTTTAAATCCCAACAAGTCGGACATTTTAACAAGATGGAAATATGAATGCAAAAATGGCTTCTGGACACGGGAAATTATTAGTCAGACAAAAGTTACGGTTGAGGTGTTACCATTAAAAGGAAAAAGCTATGACAGGGATGTATGTTATTAATAAATGGGACTATCGGTTTCTTGAGCTGGCGGAGCATGTTGGGAGCTGGTCGAAAGACCCCTCGACCAAAGTTGGGGCGGTCATTGTGCGGGGTGATAGGACAATCGCCTCCGTTGGGTTCAATGGTTTTCCGAGGGGCGTGGACGACACTCCAGAACGCTACGCCGATCGGCCAACGAAATATATGATGACCGTGCATGCGGAGCTGAATGCAATCCTCTCCGCCAAGGAACCAATGACTCAGAAACATGTGCTTTATGTTTCGCCGCTTCATCCGTGCGCCAACTGTGCGGCGGCAATCATTCAGTCTGGAATCAAAACGGTGGTTTTTCCTATTGTTATGCATCGTCCAGATTGGGAGGATCATTTCAAAATCGCAAGACAAATGTTCTTGGAGGCGGGGATTACGACCGTCATTGTTGAACCAACGGGGAGGTTGAGGGAATGAAAGTAATGACGCAAATTCTGACATATGCGCTGAGAGGATGCCAAAAAGACCATGGACCATCGCAGACGATTGAGGTGTTCAAAACGGCGAAAGAGTGCGAAATGGAGTACCAAAGGATGATGTCGGACCATCCGTCATGGCTGTTTTGGACGGAGATCTTCGACCATTCTGAAATCGACCCCCCAAAAAACGAGGGGCGGAAAAAGGGCTGATTTTTGGGGGTCAAAAACGCCAAATCAAAATTCGTCAATGATTTCAGTGTTACCGTTTCCGTTTTAACCTTTATTTCCTCTGTTGTGACTCTATTAAGAGAGAGAGAGAGAAAGGAGGGGAGTAGCTGAAATAAGGATTAAAACGGAAACGGAAACTGGAGAACGGAACGGGAACGAAAGGTAAGTCATGTTAGAGCGTCAATTTAAGTTGTGGATCAAGAAAAATTGGTCTGGTTGGTTGAATAGTTACGAGCCTCGCAGAGGAGCGACGATTGGTATTCCGGATATTCAAGTTTTGGTGAGAGGAGCGTTGGTGCCGATTGAGTTGAAGGTTGGTGTTTTGATGGGGGAGGTGTTGAAGACAAAAAAAGTTCGTGCATCTCAGATCAACTGGCATGATAAGTTCTCGGATGCAGGAGGCATGAGTTTGGTCATGGTGGGTGTTGGCGAGGGCAAAACTCCGACGAGGATTTTCTTTTGTTACGGCAAAGCAGGAGCTGGGTTGAGGTCGCCTGTCATGGCCAAATCAATGTTCGAGATTCCGGTGGATGATTTCGACTCTTTTTTGTGGGAGTGGATAGAGTTTCGATTAGGGAAAGGGTTTTGATTTTTTCGATTTGCTGTTTCTGAATTATCAGGCATAATTCCCTTGTCTTATTGGTGAGGGAATTATGCCAAGAACTTTGACTCCAATTCAAACTCGAAAAAGCGTGTGGGCAGATGAAGAGGTTCGCACTGAAGCATTGCTCGCGATAATCAAGCGTATCTCTGAAGGCGAGAGCTTGATCCGAGTGTGTCGCGACCCGAATGAGAGTTTTCCATCTCCTGCAACATTTTTGTGGTATGTGTCGCAAGACCCAATGCTCGAAAAACAGTACGCGCGAGCTATTGAGATCCGAGCAGACGTGAACGTTGAGATCATGATCGACGTTGCCGAAACCGAGAACAATCCGGCCAAAGCACGCAACATCAATGATGCTCGGAAATACCACAATGAGAAGCTCGCGCCGAAGAAATACGGCTTGCGTGTGTTGCAGGAAACCTACGCAACTGTCGACATCAAGCAAAAGATCGACTTCACCGCAATCCCGAGCCAAGTTCGGGATCAGCTGCGTCAAGCCATCATGAAGCAAATTGACCTGAAGCCGAACGCTGAATGAAACACGCATCATTTGACATTGGCGAGTTGTTGGACAGCTTTTCAGCAGAACAGCTGTTGGTTGAGATCGAGAAGGCCGATTGCGAAGAGAGCTTCGTTGAGTTCATCAAGGCCGCATGGCACGTGGTGGAACCTGGACAGCCCTATTCCCACAACTGGCACATCGACCTGATTGCGGACCATTTGACTGCGATCACTGACGAGTTGATGATCGACGACGAACAATACTACAATCGTCTGTTGATCAACGTTCCTCCAGGAGCGATGAAGTCCTTGTTGACCAACGTGTTCTGGCCAGCTTGGGAGTGGGGGCCGCGCAATATGCCGCACCTGAGGTATGTTTGTGCATCGCACAGCCTCGACCTCGCTATTCGTGACTCGACGAAGATGCGACGATTGATCCAATCCGAATGGTATCAAAAACGTTGGGGCGACCGTGTCAAGCTGACAGGTGATCAGAACGCAAAGACCAAGTTCGAGAATGCAAAAACTGGTTTCCGTCAAGCTGTCGCGTTCGAAGGCATGACCGGAGCGCGTGGCGACAGGGTCATCATCGACGATCCACACTCCGTGGACAGCGCGAACTCGGATCAGATGCGTCAGTCGACCGTGAACACATTCGAAACCGCTGTCCCGACACGTCTGAACAACCCTGACAAGTCAGCCATCGTGGTCATCATGCAGCGTTTGCATGAAGAGGATGTTAGTGGCATCATCCTCTCCAAGCAGCTGGGCTACGACCACATCATGTTGCCCATGGAATACGATCCCTCCAGAGCCTTTCCAACGCTCCTGGGAGCCGAAGATCCTCGGGAAGCCCTTGGCGAGCTTCTGTTCCCTGAACGCTTCCCCAAGCACGTTGTGGAGCGTGACAAACGCACCATGGGAACGTTCGCTGTTTCCGGCCAATTCCAGCAAACCCCAACACCTGCCGATGGCGGCATCATCAAGCGCGATTGGTGGCAGCTCTGGGACAATGACAACTTTCCCTCGTTCGATTACATCATTGCCAGCCTCGACACAGCCTACACCCTAAAGACCGAGAATGACTTCACCGCAATGACGGTGTGGGGAGTGTTCTCCGAGGATCCGGTTGCCGAGGCATCACGCTCCCTCGACCGCACAGGCAAAGGGTTCATGATGGAGCGGACCTACAAACAGCCGCACCCGAAGGTCATGCTGATCTATGCGTGGCAGGAGCGGCTCGAGCTGGCGGAGTCTGTGCAGAAGGTGGCGCAAACCGTCCAACGTTTCAAGGTCGACACCATCCTGATCGAGAACAAGGCGGCGGGTTATCCCGTTGCGCAGGAGCTGAGGCGGTTGTATTCCCACAAGGGATTCCAAGTCATCCTCGATGACCCGAAGTCCATCGACAAAACCGCAAGGCTTTATTCCATTCAGCATTTCTTCTCGGAGGGGCTGATCTATGCGCCCGACAAAAGCTGGGCAGATCAAGTCATCACCCAAGCTGTGAGCTTCCCAAAAGCCAAGCACGATGATTTGGTTGACACCATCTCAATGGCCTTGCGTTATTTGAGAAGAACAGGCATGATACAGCGACCCGAAGAAGCTCAGGACGACAACGAACGAAGCCGCCAGCATCAAGGTGCTCCACCTCCACCGCTTTATGCTGTTTGAAGGAACTGAACAATGGCATTGCTCCCAGGATTAAGCCCCAACCTCCGTCTCCCTGCTGAAGAGCCACCAATGGGTGCTCCGCAGGATGACATTGTGATCGAGTTGGCGGAAGAAGGCGGCGACAAACCGACCATGGATGAAAAGGGCAACCTTTTGACCATTGAGCATGACGATGGCTCGATCACGTTGACGTTGGACGGTGCGCCGCTCGGCAAGTCCGAGGATGAAGGACCAGAGGGTTGGTTCGACAACCTCGTGGATCAAATCAGCGAAGGCGAGCTCTCCCGCATCTCCGAGGAGTTGTTGAAGGGCATTAATGATGACCTCGACTCCCGCAAGGAGTGGATCGAGGATCGTGCTCAGGGCATCAAGCTCCTCGGGCTGAGGATTGAGCTTCCTGGAATTTCAGGTGCGGCGGACGGGGCTCCGGTCGAAGGCATGAGCAAGGTGCGGCATCCCCTGTTGCTCGAGGCAGTGTTGCGGTTTCAGGCCAACGCACGCTCCGAGCTGTTGCCCACGGACGGACCAGTGAAGGTTCGCGAGGACAACAACAATGCAACGTTGGACTCCGACACGCTGGCCAACGACCTCGAAAAAGACTTGAACCATTACCTGACCAGCACTGCTCGGGAATACTACCCCGACACCGACCGCATGCTGTTCATGCTTGGGTTCGGCGGCACGGCGTTCAAGAAGGTTTACTTCTGCCCGTTGCGGAACCGACCTGTGAGTGAGTCGGTCGATGCGGACGACCTCATTGTGAACAACGCTGCGACCGATTTGTCCAACGCGAGCCGTGCGACGCACCGCATCTACATGCGGCCATCGACAGTGAAGCGGATGCAGATCCTGGGAGCTTACAAAGACATCTCCTTGAGCACCCCGAAGCAAGTCACCCTCGACTCTGCGCAGCTCGAGATGAAAGCGCAACAGGGCATCGCCGCAAACCAGATGAACCCCGACGATCGTGACCGCGAAATTTACGAATGCTATTGCGAGCTTGACATTGTTGGTTTCGAACACACCCTCAAGGGCAAAGAAACAGGGCTCGAGATCCCTTACCGTGTCACGATTGATGTGAGCAGCCGTCAGGTGTTGTCGATTGTTCGGAACTACGATGAGGACACGGCGGAGCTTCCTGAGTCGCGCCAGAACTTCGTGAAATACACGTTCATTCCTGGGATGGGGTTCTACGACCTCGGGCTTTTGCATGTGCTCGGCAACACGACCAACGCCATCACCGCCGCGCAAAGAGAGCTGTTGGATGCGGGAATGTATGCCAACTTCCCTGGATTTTTGTATGCCGACACTGGCGCAAGGCAGAACACGAACATCTTCCGTGTGCCTCCTGGAGGCGGAGCGTTAGTGAAAACAGGCGGCATGCCAATAAACCAAGCCATCATGCCTCTGCCATACAAAGAACCGTCTCAAACATTGATGGCCCTCATCGAGAACATGGCCCAAACAGGCATGCGCCTCGGCGGCACAGCCGAAGCAGCCGTGGGCGAAGGTCGGTCGGACGCTCCTGTCGGCACCACAATCGCCATGATCGATCAAGCCACCAAGGTTCTCAATGCTGTTCACAAGCGGATGCATGCCTCTCAGGCCGAGGAGTTCGCGATGCTTGTGCGTTGTTTCAAGGAGAACCCTGAGAGCTTCTGGCAACAGAACCGCAAGCCAGCTCGTGCCTGGGATCAAGAAACCTTCCTGCGTGGCGTGAATCAGGTCGACCTCGTTCCTCAAGCTGACCCAAACACCGCGAGCCAAACGCAACGGTTGATGAAGATCATGGCGTTGAAACAAATTCAGGCCTCGAACCCAACGCTCTACGATCCGATTGCGATCGACACGGCGGCATTGAAGGCGGTGGGTTGGTCGAACCCTGAACAATTCATGATCCCGCCAGAGGCACAAGGCTCCCCTCCTCCTGAGATGCAGAAGGAAATGGCCGAAATGCAGATAAAGAAGCAGGATGCCGACACGAAGCAGAGCGCGGCTCAGGCTCGAATTGCGTTGGATCAGGGGCGTCTGCAAATCGACATGGCCAAGGCACAGCAAGAAGGTTTGGCTGGCGGCGAACAGCAAGGTCCGACCGAAAAAGACGCCGCTGAAGTTCAGATCAAGAAGCAACTCGCAGATGCCAAGATGATGGAAACCAAGTTGAAAGCTGCTGCTATCCAGTCGAACATGCAAAAAGACATTCGCGACAGTGAAGTCAAAGAACAGGAAATGCTGGCGAAGGAGCGCATCCAGATGATCGATCTTGCGCAGAACCTCGCTGTGCATCCTGAAAGCGAGGACGAGGTCATTCGGCTCCTCGGCAGTGTCATCCCCGCCATCACAGGGAATAACCCACAATGAAAAATGATGTTATGCAGCTCGCGAAGTCGGTGAAGCTCATTCGCGTCGGGAAAAGCGAAGGCGGCGAGTTGAAAGACCTAAAAAGAAAAGCAACAGAGTGGCATAAAAACGCACACCCTTTGTTAAAAAATAAAAATGGCTCTCCAAAAACTTTTTATCATGCAGGAACTTTTGGTTATGATGAAAAATGGATACCAATGGATTTTGGAGGAGTCCAAGACACTGAAAACGGAATGCATTTTGGCACTAAACAAGCTGCAGCGGACAGGCATAGAAATATTCAATATGAAGAATTAGATGAGAAAAGAGATTTAAAAAAAATTCGAACTATTCCTGTTTATTTAAATTTAAAAAATCCGATTATTCATGGTCAGGACGAAGGAGAGGACTGGGCCGATCCAATCCGAAGAGCTAAAGCTGCTGGTCATGACGGATTAATTTATACTAATAATTTTGAGGATCCTGGTTCTAAATCAGTCATAGCATTTTACCCAAATCAAATTAAGCATGCAGAAGATAATAACGGTGATTTTGATCCGTCGAACCCCGACATCAAAAAGTCCGAAGGCGGCGAGCTTGAATTGCGCCGCGCAAAGATGGCGAAAGAACGCGCTGGTGGACAACAGCTCCCTCCCTCTGTGTTCATGCCGGAC